CAACGGCGAAACTGTCGCTAGCACCCTTCAGGCTAATCTTGTCAGACTTGAACTCCAGCAGGTTCTTAAAGCCCTCTGGCAGTTTTCTCGCCCACTTGTCCACCTCCGTCCATAGCACATCGCTCAACTGGTGCGCTGTATTAGCCGTAATGGCTACCTTGCACGGATAATGGCTTAGCAACCACCACAACACCAACCAGCTTTGAAACGCTGTCTTGCCCACACCGTGACCAGACTTGATGCTAACGCGGTCATGGCTTGCAACAGCCCTGAGTGCATCCGCCTGCCATTGCTGAGGCTTGGCACTAAGGATGGCCTCGACAAAGAAAACAGGGTCGGCATGGATGCGGTGTAGCAAATCTGTGGTCAAATTTTCGGGGGGCATGGGTGGTACGGCCTGTGTGGTTGAAGGGGGGGTATGCTTTGTATGTTCTTTCTCTCGCCGCCCCCGCGCCTGTGCGAAGGGGGGGTATTCTGGTAAAAATACCTACCTATGGTAATCATTTGTCGCATAATGTGTATTATGGAAGCGATTATGTACGCTTATTATCTGTAAGTCATTGATATTATTAAGAACGCTATAGTTGTACGCACTCATGGTTGTATATCCCATCATTTATCCCCTTGCGAATGGTTGTCAATCTCAGCTTCGTGCGCGGGTGTGGCGGTGTAAGTGGTTTCTCCCCCATCAACCACCCCATCATCATGCTCCACAACCTCAGCCCCCTCCAGCCTAGCCTGTTCAACCCTAGCCGCTACTCGCTTCAACTCATCCACAAAGCTAGTCTTATGCTCCACTTCCAGCTTCTGATTGTCACCGTAAAGCCTCGGAAAGAACTTCGCCATCCGCCATTTCTGCACATCTATCTCAAGCCGTCCAGCTTGGTACTCTATCTCGCCGTTACGGACACCTTCAAGCACCTCGTCCATCCTATCGTCAATGGCAGTAGCCCTTGCCTCTACAGCGTCAGCATACATAGCCTGCAAGCCTGTGTCCTTCTTCTTCATCTTGTAGAACGCTTCATAGCTGGGCATATCTTCATCCTTGCCCACTGACCGCGCACTGCGCCCATCTATGGCAATCCTTCGCAGGTATTCATCTATGACTTCCGGTGTTAGCTTCTTTTTAGACATTCGCCACCTCCTAACCCTTGTATACCTAAACAAGTTAACGTTTGCAAATTAGCTGTTGACTAATGCTATTATGTTAGCGTACAGCTATAGACATCAACAAATAAAGGAGACACCACCATGAAAATCGAACAGAAAACACTCGGCGGTTTCAAAGAGTACCGCCTCTCAGGAGCAGAACGCGAACCACTGGAGCTATTCCTAAACCGCATATCTGCTGAGTTCCCTTATGCTGGCTACGGCACTCACTCCAGCGGAACGCGCTGGAATGATATGTCGGGCAGATGGGAAGCCCGTATCACCCACTCGCTAACTTGCGATTAACCAGAACAGAGAGGCTTCGGCCTCTCTTTCTACATCCAGCCCCTCTCAATAGGATTATCCATACCATTGCCCAGCGCTGACCAATCAGCGTCCGTCTGGTCAGTCTGCATAAATGCTATAATGTCAGGCAGTATCATCTTGTAATAGAACCCCTCAGCCTTGTAGGCGTTCCACATCTTCTCAGCCACTGTCTCGGCATACTGCTTCTGCCTATCCGATAACTCACCCTTCCCCTTCGGCTTAGATACCGATTGCTGGCGATTTGAGCGCCTCTGAGTGCGCTTGCCCTCTTTTCTGCTAGTCCTGCACCATCTCATCACCGCAGAGCTGTGACAGGCGTATTTAGCCTGATTGCCATTAGCATCATCCCAGAGCCGCATATCTTCCAGAATGTCATCCAACTCATGCCCGTGACTGTTGCAGTAAGTGACCAGCTTTTCCCTGTCAGCATCTGTAGGTTGCCACTCACAAAAAAGCGTCTTTTCTTTTTTCGCCCTTATATTTCCTTTTGTATATTCTGTCCTTTGTTTACTTCTGTCTTTATTAAGCGTCGGATTTGCCGTCGACGGTTTTTCCGTTGACGGTTTTTCAGTCAACGGTGAATCTGAGACGACATAACGGTTTGTGGCGAATTTACCGTCCAGACGTACCTGTTCCTTCGTTATGTAGCCATACTGCTCCAAGCAGGCCAGAATGGTGCGTATTTTATCCCGCCCAACATCGAACCGCTTACGCAGTTCTGTGACCTGCACCTGCCAGTCTGTCGGCTTGCTCAGTAGGTATGCCAGCAGGCCAAGCTGGTCTGCCGATAGCCTGTCATCATTCAGTAGGTGATTCGGTAGGACGCTGAAGTTATCCTTCAGGCTACTGCGTACAATTAAGCTATCACTCATCTTGTATGCCCTCCAAGCTCTTTTACCTGCTTCTCAAGTGTGCGGATGTAAGCCCCTTTAATCATGTTTTCATCATTAAGCCAAGCCAGCCAAGAACTTGCGTTGTACAGAACAGCCCTGTCAAACTTGTTCGGCTTTACCTTCTGCTTAACCACCCGTTCCAAGTAATTGTCCAAATACTCTTCGAACGAATACGAATCATCTATTTCTTTCATTTTCATCTAACCAACTCCTTTAATTTGACCAGCACTCCCTCGCTGGTATTGTTGTCACCGCCCCTGACTGTGCGGCCTTCGCTATATGCCTGCCTTGCCACTTGTTGCAAGAACCCAGTCGGCACTATAACCACTCTCTCCCCATCCAGAATAAACGCCCAGAAGTCTGCCCTTGTAGTTGCAAGCCCTGACGCTTTACCTCGGCTGGAGAACTCCACAAATAAATTGCCCGTTCTGCTGGCAATGTAATCGCGCTTAACCTCAACCGTTTTGCCCCGTAGCAAGTCTGCAAGCCAGATTTCCTCGTCCTGACCCATCTGCAAATCGAAGGCAAAGTCGCTGTTAAACTTCACTTCCCCCGCCTTCTCTGCATAGCCCGTCTGGTATGCATAGCCATCAGCGGTGTCATTTTCGGAAGCCTCTGACTTCTATCCCTGCCCAGCGGCAACCTATCCTCAACAGCCAGCATCTGCGCTCTGCGCTGTTTTAGCCACGCTGTGAACTCTTCGACTGTCATGTCTGCCGCATTTTTCATGCCTCTTCATCCCTCTTCAAACAGGCCGCCTGTCCAATTATTGCCGCCTTGTTGCCATTTTCCTTGACAAGCTCTGTGACCATTCTCCTCTTGATTGCATCGCCATTTTGCATACAGGCCAAGTGCGTTTTAAACTGGTCGTCATCCCGAAACAAATAACAAATAGAGCCGCCCTCAACATTAAACTGCGTAACAATACAAATACCAATCAAAGCCTTAAACATCTGCCCAACTCTCCCTCACTAGCATTAGCCACGTTTCAAAATCCACCTGCGCCACATAATCCATACCAGCGTAGTCAGCGCTAATGCTAGACATTCTGACAAGGCAGTGGATAGGCTCACGGTCATACTTCCAGATGAGCGCAGGCTGGCATCCAGTAGCATCTGCCGCCGCTGTAGTCTGCTCCCACCACTGAGGCTTGTATGTAGTGCCGGAGGCATAACGCTTCGCCTCTATGCTCCATCCATCCACCCCGATTATATCGCCGTGCAAGCTGGCTCTGTATTGCTCGATGTCTCTCTTCACATCGTCTATACCAAGCCCATCCATAATCATCCGACACAACTCACGCTCGAAGTTTGCGCCCTTTGCTCTACCGTTAGTCAATGGAACTTCTCCCCTTCGGCGGCAGGCTAGTCGGCAACTTTGGCGCTTTACCCGTCATGTTCTCGGTTATATGAGCATCCTCAAAGCCATCCGGCAATAGCTCACTCCAGATATCCATCTGCCTGCCATGCTCTAACTTGGCCTTGTCCCAATTATCTCTGTATTTATCCTTGCTCATATCCAATCCACCTCCGTGCTAAATGACCTGCCTTCCCAAACAAACCAAGCATAACAAGTTGTGCCTGTACCTTTCGGCTCTTCATCTCCGCGCCACATAGTTACCCGCTTGCTAAAAACATATATCCGGCTGGGCTGGTTCTTAGCAAACAACTCATTGAACCTTTTAACGCCCTCCAAAAAGGATAGCCTCAATAGCCAGCAATGTTTATAAACCTCCAAGTCTATGGCGTGTTGGATAAACTCCTGTGCCAATTTGTACGGCGGGTTTGTAACGATGTTATGGGTTGGTGCGACTACCTCCATCAAGAAGTCACGCCGCGATTCGCCATAGCCCCAATCGTTTAAGTCAGTGCTTATCGTTTTATAACCATGCTCTTGTAGGACTTTACTGATAGCGCCATCGCCACAAGCTGGCTCCCAAACCTCACCAAGAAACGCCTCACGATTTAACAGCGGCCTGATAGCTGTGTCCGGCGTTGGGTAAAAATCGTCCTTCTGACGGCTCATACCTCGAACACCTTGCACCAGTCAGCCAAGCCGACAGCACCCTTGCTCATCTTATGCAGTTCCATCATGTGCAAGCCTGATGGTGGCCGCTTGCCATATATCCAGTTGTGGACTGTGGGCTGTGTGACTTCCATCTGCCGAGCCAGTTCAGCTTGCCGCATCCCTTTGGAAACTAACCATTCTGCTAGTTGCATATTCACCTCTATTTAATAAGTTGACACCATTGCCTATAACCGTTAGTAAAGTATTAGGTACGTTTTGTAAAACGAAAAATTAGTCAGGGTTTATTAAATGGAAGAGTTAGACCACTACAGTCCGAGCCAGTTGCTAAAGCCAATGGCTATTTGGATGTTCAATTACGTCTATCTGAATAAACAACAGCGCAGGGCTATGAAGGTCGGCTATAACGCCGCCTTCGGTACTGCTGTGCATGGCGGGTTGCAGTCCATGCTGACTATTGGCACGGCTTTGGATGAGGCTGTTGAGAGCGCCAGACTGTCGTATGATTTCCATGATGCTCCGAACACTGAGCCGGAAGAGAAGCGGGAGAAGTACCGCGAGTTGATACCTGATGCTATTGAGAACGGTGTCGATTTATTGGCTGAAAAGTTCGGGGGTGCTGAGGAGGAGCAGAGAGTTGAGGTATCGCTAGACGGTGTTGAACTGCCTGTCATGGGTTACATAGACCTCTGCGCCTCCGACAGCTTCTGTGAGGTGAAAACAAAAGCGCCTCGAATGGGTGCTGTAAAGAAGGACGGCTCACGGGGTTGGGTAAAGGCGGCACTGCCAGCCAAGCCTCAGTTCGAGCATCTGTGCCAAGTCTCCATATACCAGAAGGCTACAGGGCTAGAGCCTAACCTTGCCTATGTATCAGCAACAGGCGCGACACTATTTACACCCGACAACTGCGAGGAGCTACAGCCGGAATATATGGCTTACTACCTTGAAGAAATGCGCGGCAGGGCTATGCGCCGTCAGAACCTAATGAAAGTATCGAATGACCCGAAAGTGTTGGCTGGTCTGCTAGACCCAGACTTCCAGCACCCGTTCTATTGGGATGATGAATTTAAAGAAGAAGCAAGGGGGCTATGGAAAGCATGAATTATTATGAAAAATATGTGGCATCTTATTCGGTGTTGAATAAGGTCACAGGCGAAACAGTCAACGGAAAAAAAGTCTTAAACTCAAACGCGCCTGTTCAGGCTGTAAAAATGTTGCAGTCAGAGGTAACAAGTGAATTAGGTTGCGGTGAAGGGAAAGCGGCTTTTTGGAGTATTAGTTTGGTGCTTGAGCAGAGGGACGACTAATGAGTATATTCGCAACCATGTCACAAATCGACACTCGCAAGATTGTCGAGAAAAAGAACGGCTTTACATACCTAAGCTGGGCGCACGCTCTGCGGCTGTTAAAACAGCACGTTCCAGATGCTATGGTCACTAAGCATATCTTCAAGCAGGCTGATGAAACTTATCTGCCCTACATGATAGACGCACAGGGCTATGCCTATGTGCAGGTTACTATCACGCTCGGCAAAGACCAGCCAGCTACCACCGAAATTATGCCAATCCTGAACCACGCAAATCGGCCTGTTCAAAAGCCCAACAGCTTCGAGGTTAACGCCTCCATCCAGCGCTGTATGGCTAAGGCTATCAGCATGGCTACAGGCTTGGGTCTACATTTATACGCTGGCGAAGATATGCCAGCACCATCACCAGTTTCTGCTGGCTCGGACAACTCCGAGCAGAAGGCAGAAGGGGAGGCGGCATCTGGGCAAACAGTAAAAAACCGTGATGTCTTTATCAATACCGAGCGTTCGGATGCCGCACAAACCCTTAACAAGATAACGTCACCCCTGTCCCTAGAGGATGAGGCAAGACTATGCCCAGATATGGACGCTCTGAAGGCGCTGTATAGCCGCAAGCCAAAGTGGTCTGCGGAGGAAATGGAAGTATTCAAAAACAGAAAACAGGAGTTATTGAATGGCTGAATATCAGATGAAGGATATGACGGGTTCGTTATTCGTCAACGACAAGGGCGATAATGACAAGCGCCCAGATATGCGCGGGGACGTTATGATTAACGGCGTTAAGTTCAGCGTATCCGCTTGGAACAACGAGGCCAAGAACGGCAAGAAGTATCTCGGCTTGAAGGTATCCGAGTGGCAAGAAAAGCCAGCCAGCAATGGTGCGGGTCAGGCAATGGACGATGAGATTCCCTTTTAATGTTTAAGAGGGAGAAGCGGAAAACAAAGCAATCGCGCTATCCAACAGTCGATAATTATGCCGACTGCGTTTATTGCGGAAACCGCTTCAACTATCGGTATCAGGGAACGATTACACTAGCGGGAGAGGAGTTTTGCAATGACATCTGTGCTAGAGAAAATTATCTTAAACGTCTTCGGGAAGACGAAGAGACAATCCCATTCGATGCACTATGACCAGCGCATTGAAGAAGTTATCAAGGCAACCAGCGAAGTTACAGGAGTGCCAATCTTGGACTTGCTGGCAAAGCGAAGAACCAGCGCAAAAGAGCGACACATCGCTATGTATCTGTCAGTCAGATTGCTGGGTTGCTCATATCCAGAAGTGGGCAGGGCATTTGGGCGTGACCATTCCACCGTCTACTATGCCTGCAAGAAGCTCGACAAAAGAGGGCGGGGAAGGTCAAAAACCAGCCGAATTTTAAAGGAAATCGAGCAGTGTCTAGCCGCATGACCCTGAGATATGTTGTGCATGGTCACATAAAAAAATATGAGGAGGACGGATGGGAGATTGTATCCCGCCTGTCCTACCCTCACAGCCAACATGCGGTGCTAATGAAGAAGGTGCAAAATGACAGACCCAGTGAACCATCCTGAGCATTACACCAGCGGAAACATCGAGTGCTTAGATGCTATAAAGGCGGCTCTCGGTGACAATTACAAATACTATGTGCAAGGTAATGTGCTAAAATACGTCTGGAGATTTAACCACAAAAACGGGCTGGAAGATTTAAAGAAAGCTCGGTTCTATCTGGATGACCTTATAGCGCATGATGACCCTGCATAATAAATTTGTAGCAGACGTAACTTTATCACAAACAACATCCGGCCTTGCTGGAGAATATATAGCCGCCGCGTCAGTCCTTGCTAGGGGCTGGCGCGTTGCTTTAGCGCAACAGGACGCTGTTGACCTAATAGCGTGGCATCCAGATACAGGTCAGATGATGCGGGTGCAGGTTAAAGCCTGTCAAGCAAGTCGGCAAGATTCTGGGCATAAACATCGCGTCCATTTTCAAACAGGGCTGGGCGGCAAGAAAAGACTGCCGACAATCGCCGACTATGACATTCTGGCTATGGTCAGCACAGAGCAAAGAGTGGTATGGTATTTGCCTGTAACTTCTATCAACGTCAAGAAGTTCACCAAGCA